CAGCACGGAAGGGCTGTTTGTTTCCGCTGGCTGTTTTTTCGGCACCGAGGCGGAATTCCTCGCGGCTGTTAAAAAAACGCACGGCGACAACAAGCACGGGCGAGCGTATCGCGCTATGCTCGCAATGATCCACGCATCGGACGAGGAGGCCAAATGAGCGAACAGGAATTCGACACATTCTACACCGACGACCCTGTGTGCCCTTACTGCGGGCACGTCGAAGAATCCGCGAATGAAATCAACTTTGGCCCAACCGGAACTACTGCGATAGATTGCGCGAAATGTGGGCTTGATTTTGAATGCAGCCAGGAATTCAGCGTTTCGTACATATCAAGCAAAATCAAGGAGGCCAAATGACACCCTCACCCGAACTCCAGACGTTGCGGGAGGAATATCTACGCGGGTGCGGGTATCGTGGTACTCGCGGCGGTACGTATCGAATCTGTAACTACGGGATGCGATGCGAATGCACCATCCTCACCGACGGCCAATGTCCTCGCAGCACATCGCCCGACAAGTGGTATGCCGACAAGGTGGTAGCGGAGGCGGTTCGCGATGAACGTGACACTATGCAAGCGTGGATTGCGTGCGGCTGCACAGGTTTTGGCTGTGAGCATCACACGAGATGGCAACGGGCAAACGGTGTATTCGTTGACACCATGCGCTCCGACTCCGAACGTCGGGCGGGAGGGGATGCGAAATGACTGCAACCGAAAAGCACATAGCCGAATTAACCGAGAGCAACAAGGTACTGCGCGCCTCGGCTAAAAAGTACGAGGCGAAGGCCGACCGGCTTAAGGAACGATGCGACGAACTGCTGGCCGAGCGCGCCGCACTCCGCGCCGAGTTGGAAGCTGCGAACAAGAGGGCGGACGCGAGCGCGAAAACTGCTATCGAGGTTCTTGGCGCGACGGCTTGCGAGCGGCACCAGGAGGAAATCCGCGCACTCCCGTTTGTTGATTTCTGTGAACAGGAAATAAAACGCGGGTGCATACGCTGTATGTCGGAACAGTTGGACGAGGCCCGCAAGGAAGCGAGGAAGGCGAGGGCGATTGCTCTTGCGATCCACGAAGCTGCTGACGAAACATACGGGCCTATCCCGATTGAACTTGACGATGCGATTGACGAATTGATCGAACTCGCCCGCCAAGAGAGGGAAGCATGAAACCGCAAGACCTTGGCCCCGTCTCCGTGCGCGTGTACGGGGGGACGTACATCAACGTGCAGGCTCTTCGCCATTTCCAACTCCCCCTTTCCAAATCTCCCCCCGCGTGTCATGCCGCCCGCAAGCACTACCACGACATCCGCAAGCGTGGACTGCGCCCGCCCGTAGAGCCGTGTGCCATCTGCGCGGCGGTTCAAGCGGCGATGGATGGTGTGGAATGAAATCACCCGAACATGAAATGCAAGTGGCGCTGTTCCGCTGGCTCTCGTACTATCCCGCCTTGCGATGTGCCTACGCGATTCCCAACGCCGGACAACGCACGCTGAAAATGGCGTCATGGTACAAAGCGGAAGGGTTACGGGCGGGAATGCCGGATGTGTGCATACCGATCATGTTCTGGGACGGCACGCGATACGGGGCGCTCTACATCGAACTCAAAACCGCAAAGGGCAAAGTATCACCGGCGCAAGCGGCGATTCACGACGCCCTACGCGAAGCGGGAAACTACGTCGCCGTGTGCCGATCACTCGACGAGGCGCGGGCGGTAATCGAACAATGCTACAAACCAATCATGTGAGGTAGGAAATGACACCCATCGAAACCTTTTGGAATGTAACCGCGCCGAAGCTCGCAGAGAAGTGGCCGGACGTTGTGTGGATCGACAAGGACGGCGACTTTTCGCAGATGGTTGTGTATTGCGCGTTCAGCGAATACGAGTCGTGCTGCGAGACGGGCGAACAGCCGGACCTGCAATTCATCCACGACATCGCAGAGGCGATAGGGGCGCACGTGTGGGCTTCGCGGACCGGAGCCAATGATTCTGCGCCGTGGACGGGCGAACTAACCGACGCCGAGCAGTGCATGGTTGCGCTGATTGACGGCGGGTTTACATCCGCGCCGCTCGCCGCTCTCGCCGCTCTCAACGCGGCGGTGCAGGAGTTGACGAAATGAATGAAATCGACGAAGCCACATTGAACGGATTCGCGCTCGGCGTATCCGTCGCCGCGCTAATTGTTGCGATTATTGGAGCGTTCCTATGAACCTCATTAACTCCCCCGCCATTATACTGCAAGCTACAAATCGAAGGGAGTTCACGTGGGAGGGGATGGCGATGACCGCCGTTTTCCTTGCCATTGTTCTACTGTTCTCTATCGGCGTATGCGAAATTCACAGGAGGTACAAGCGATGGTAGCACTCGACTCCCCCGCACTCCTCGCGCTGTTCTGGTGTTCCGTTGGCTGCGCGATTGTGCTGCTCATATCCCGGCGCTGGCACGACAAGCGGAAGCGCAATGGAGGACACGTTGAATGAGCTGGCACTATTCGCGGGCGCTCTTGACTTTAATGCCACGGCGATGTATATTGCGGCATGGAAAAGAGATGCATTCGCTGTGGCGAAACAAAACCAAACGGTGCTTTTTATTTTAGGACCGGCACGAAGCTGTACCACTCAATGTGCAAGGACTGCGAACGGGCTGACGCGAAAAAGTGGTACGAATCCAACAGGGACGCGGCTAAAGAAAAATGCAAGGCGTGGCGAATGGCGAATGGTGACAAGATTAAGCAATACAGGCGCAACAATAGGGCTAAGCTCTACCGGCAGGAGGTTGTAAGAAAATACGGCGTATCCCCGTCGTGGTTTGACGAAACTATCGCGGAGCAACAGGGCAAGTGCGCGGCGTGCGGTGTTGTGCTTGAATACGGGACGAAAAGTATCACGCCTCACGTTGACCATTGCCACAAAACACTATCCGTCCGTGGGATACTTTGCAATAGGTGCAACAGCGTTATAGGTCTATGCGAAGACTCATGCGATATCCTCTCGAAACTTTCAGAGTACCTAAAATGTCATGGCATATAAGCAAGGCACTGATGACGGCTTACGAGAACTCGCGCTCTTCGCCGGGGCTGGTGGAGGCATTCTTGGAGGAAAACTCCTCGGATGGCGAACAGTATGCGCCGTTGAGATCGAACCCTATCCCGCGTCTGTACTTGTCCAGCGACAGAATGACGGCATTCTCCCGCCTTTCCCGATTTGGGATGACGTTACAACCTTTGACGGAAGACCTTGGCGCGGAATTGTTGACGTGGTTTCTGGCGGGTTTCCCTGTCAGGACATTTCAGCAGCAGGAAAGGGCGCAGGAATCACCGGAGCAAGGTCCGGACTCTGGAAAGAAATGGCCCGAATCATTGGCGAAGTACGACCCCGTTTCTGCTTTGTGGAAAACTCGCCAATGCTTACTCTTCGAGGACTCGGGACAGTCCTTGGCGATCTTTCCGAGATGGGGTATGATGCGAGATGGGGGGTATTTTCCGGATACGACCTCGAGGGTAGCCCGCAAATACGCTCGAGATTGTTCGTACTTGCCCGCTTGCACTGCGACGGAGTGGAAAGCGGAATCGTTCACAACGGAACAGATGCTGAAGGTGGTTATAAATGGCCATGCGAATCGCCTTGCATACCCGTTAAAATGCTCGGGGTATCCTATGGGAGCGTTCCCGCGTTTGATGGAATGGATCATGGCCTGGCCGATAGGGTGGACGAAATTAGAGCCATTGGCAATGGACAAGTTCCGCCCCTGGTTGAACTCGCATGGAAAATCCTCTCCGGCTCTTAACCCTTGACATTCCAACACGAAAAAGGTACTTTCCCGATCATGGACAAAGACACGACTCGATACTTGCTCATCGTCGCGTTCCTGTTGACGCTTGGCGCGGGCGCATGGCTACGCGGATGTTTCATCCCGCGACCCGCACCGAACGCAACGGCAACGATCATCCGCGATACGACGATCATCCGGGCGAAAGCGGACACGATCCGCACCCGCGTTGACCATTTCCGCGACGTTACGCAAATGGTGACGGATACCGCCGCAATCCGACGCGCACGGGAAACCGCAACGTACTACCGCGAAAGGTACGAGGCGCTTGTTCTCGAAACCGGGATGCGGGAATATCTGCAATGGACCGCCGACAGTTGCATAGAGCGGCGAATCGTGGCAGGCACGGATACAACGACATTCACGGACTGCATTCACGTTTCATTCAACGAACCGCCGCTTGGAACATTCGAGATCCGCACGGACGATGCGCCGATCCAAGTCCCGACGATGGCAACCGTACCGCCTACGTGGATCGAAGAGGCGTGGGAATGGCTGAAATCCGGCCTTGCCGTGGTGGGTTTGGCCGCTGTGATTGCCGTAATTTTCAACGCAACGAGGTAAGGAAATGAGTGAATCACCGGAATTTGCGGCAAGGCGGATGTTCCCGTTTTTTGCCAAAGACTGCACGCACAGACGAATCGTTAACGGTAATGACGCGAGATGCATCTACAGCGGTGTGCGCGACGAACTGAAGTACATGCCCAAATGCGACGAATACGACGATTGCCCAATGCTCGATGTTGACGTATTTATCACGCAAGACGATAGGAGATAACAAAATGACCGGATGGATATGCCCAAAATGTGGTAATGTCTACGGACCGCACGTCCAAGCGTGCGCCGCGTGCAACTCGCAAAACAGGCCCGTGGAAACACACCCGCTTCCGAAGTGGCCGCGCCCTCCGCTGCCGTGGACGGCGCCCAACACTCCCTCCCCGTGGGAGCCGGATCGCATCGCGCCGCGCTTTCCCGGTTGGACGTTCCCGCCGCCGATCATCTGTTAACGATATCCCCCAACTCTCACAAGGAAAACGACATGGACTCCAAACCGATCTGGCAATCGAAAGTGTTCTGGTTCAACGTGTTGACGATTCTGGCCGCACTCGCTGCGATGCCGGAAATCTCCACGATTCTCCCGCCCGAATGGCTGAAATGGATCGCTGCACTCAACGCAATAGGCAACGTGGTGTTGCGCGTGTTCACGAATACGCCAATCGGCCCGACTCCGGCGAAGTGAGGCAGACATGGAACCGAAACTCCGCAAATACTTCATTCTGTACCGCGACGCGGCTACCCCGTCCGACTCGGTGGAAGCGACTGATTTCACCGTTCGCCTTATGAATCCGAAGGCCGACACATCTTTCCCGCTCTGCTACGTCTTTCAGCGGTACGGCGATGATGTGGCATATTTCGATATTGATTCCATCCGTGGAATCATAGTGGGCGAATGACCCCCGTGGCGCTATTCGTACAATTGGCAGTACCGGGATTCCCGAGTCCCGGAATGAGGGTTCGACTCCCCCATAGCGCCCAGCCGCGATACACGCGGCGATATGCTACACATTCGGAGTCTGCGTATGGTGTGAAACGGCTGAACTTCCATGCAAAATCATCCGCTGTCCCGCTCCGAGTCGGCTCCGTGTTCGCGACACGGGCAGCGGCAAAAGTGAGCCACAACGCTCACAATGGCTCAAAAGTGAGCCACAAAACTGCGCGGACGGCTACGGCGGAAGCGGCACATACCTCCCGCATTCGATCCGGTCTAACCCTGCTTGACGCTCATGCTCGCGGGGTGAATAGTGTCACGGCGACGGGCGCGGGGTTCTCCGGTGACTCCCCTCCGCGTCATGTAACCGAATCCGAGATTGCAACGGATCGCGCAACCCCTAACAATCAAACGAGGTAGAGAGATGTGGAAGCATGATAGATCGCTCTGGGAGTGCATACGCCTTGGATGGAAGATATACAGGGCGCACTCTTTCGTTCTAGCGAGAGCCGACGCGCACAACGTGACAGACGTTGCAATTTCGGGCGGGGCCGATCAAATCCTCGCGCTCCATAGTGCGACAACCTTGGCGTGTGAAACGGCTGTATATGGCGAGAACTGCGTGAACATGGCGAATCACATTCTCGAAGACGCCGCAAGATGACCACCTCCTCCACATCCCGCATCCTCATTGAGAAACGCCCGTGCGGTCCCGATGGATCGCTGCGCCGTGTCATTACCCGCGTGACGGTTGACCGGATAAACGAATCGGCATGGGGCGAACTGCTCGAAACGCTCACCTTCGGGCGATACCCGCGATATAAACCCACCGCACACTCCCCACACATCGGGCCGTCGCAAGGCGGCTCCCGCCTGTAATGACACCGAAACAGGAACGGTTCTGCGAGGAGTACCTTGTCGATTTGAACGCGACACAAGCGGCAATTCGGGCGGGATACTCGCAGAAGACGGCGCAGGAGATTGGGGCGCAGAACTTATCAAAACTTATCATAAGTGAGAAAATAGCGGCGCTTATGTCCCAACGCTCCGAAAGGACGCGCATCACTGCCGACATGGTTCTGGAAGAGCTGCGATACATTGCGTTCTCGCGAATGAGAAGGGTGATGAAATGGGGGCCGGGTGGCGTAAAGCTGCTCGATTCGGACGAATTGAGCGAAGCGGACGAGGCCGCTGTTTCGGAAGTGTCGCAGACGATAACGAAAGACGGTGGGCGCATTGCGCTCAAGCTGCACGACAAGAGCAAGGCGCTTGAGATGATCGGGCGGCATATCGGTATGTTCGATCCCGACAACGCGGAAGAATTCGACGAGGGTGTCACCTTTGCCTGAAATCGTCTGCCCGTGGCTGTTGCCCGATTCCGGTGCATACGCGCATCAGCGGTATCTCTACGAATCCATCGGCGCGGATTGCCCTTCACTTGTCGGCATGGTGACGGGATACGGCGGCGGCAAGACGCATTCGCTTGTCAGACACGCAACGCGCCTTGCGCTTCGCAACCAGCCGATTCCCGTGTTGTGCATCGAACCTACCTATCCCATGATCGCGGATATCCTTGTCCCCGCGTTCGAAGAGCTTTTTGAGGAATGGCAGATCGGGTACAAGTACAACGAAAATCGCAAGCGGTACATCGTCACGTCCATCCCGTATAAGGGGAAGCGCATCAAGACGAAGGGCGTCATTTGGATGCGTTCGGGCGACAATCCGAAGCGGCTCAAAGGCCCGAACATCGCGGCGGCATTCATCGACGAGCCGTTCATCCAAGACGAGGGCGTACTTAAACAGGCCCGTGCCCGTGTGCGCCACCCCCGCTCGAAAGATCGCATCGTGTTCCTGACGGGCACGTCCGAGGGCCTTGGATGGGGAAACGAAACGCTCGCAGAGAAGTGCCGCCTTGTGAAGAGCGAAACCGTGCAGGGTAAGACCGGACCCGTCGAGGTGCAGTATTACGAGGGCGACGGCATCAAGTTCGTTTCAACGTCCAGTGAAATCAACACGGCTCTCGGTGCGGACTATTTCGACAATCTCCGCGCATCGCATACCGATCTTGAAATACAGGCGTACATAGGCGGGCAATTCATCAACCTGTCACAGGGCCGCGTGTACTATGCGTATGATCGGCAATACGATACGCCTTACACGTTGCGGTACGATCTCCCCGTAATGGTGTGGTGCGATTTCAACGCGACCGAATGCCCAATGTCGTGGAACGTTGCGCAAGAACACGACGGGTTAATCCACGTCACCCATGCGCTCTGGAAGCAGTACACGAACACGGCGGCGATGTGTGAATACCTGTACGAAGTGCTGACGCGCGACGGTAGACCGCTCCCGCGTTCACTCATTTTCTACGGCGATTCGTCGGGGCGTAACACGGTCAGTAGCGCGGCCAATTCCGATTGGGTGCAGATTGAACAATTCTTCCGGCAAGCGGGGAAATACGACCGCGAAGGGTTGCAACTAAAATACCGTGCGTGCCGTTCGATACGTGATAGTGCCGCCGCCGCAAATGCGCTGTTGCAGAATGCGAACGGAGAGAGTAAGTTGCGTCTGGTACCCGGTCCCGCGACGGAACACTTGCGGAAGGATCTGGAGCTTGTCGTGTGGGCAGAGAACGGAACGAAGGAAGACGATAAGGACAAGATGCGGACCCATGCCGGATCAACCGTGCGATACTTTGCCGATTACGAATACCCGATCATCACGAAAGCGCGGAGGGTGAACTAATGCCGAGAGCAACCGAAACGAAAACGGCCCGCGTGTTGCGGACGATGGCAGAACTTCGCGCACACTTCACTGCGATATGGGAAGAGCCGTTGAGGGCCGAAGGGTTCGCACGACAGAACGTGTACGATGCAACGCGCAAGCCAGATGCACAGGCCGAACTCGATTCGTTGGTGCAGTATCAAAAGCTCGTTTCGTCCTACGGGCGCACCGCGTTCGACATGGACAACCGCGAGCGGGCGCTTGTGGAATTTGCCTCGCCGGTGTTCACCATGCAGTCGTTGCAGGATACGATCATCCCGCGCAAGTCGTTTGTGGAAAAAGTCGTGCGCCAATGTTCGATGCTCTACAAGGACGAACCCGTCCGGTGGCTTGCGAATGAAGAGGCCGTGCATCCCGCCGATGGTGAGTATCAATCGCTGATTTCCGGCGCTTCGATCTGCTCACGCGGGAAAGAGTGGTACAAGAAATACGTTCTCACGCGCTGCGTGTGCGTTCGCCCTGTTGTGCGGATGAAAAACGGCAAGGGCATCCTCGCATACGACATTATGACGCCGAACGAATTCCGCGTCATGCTTGACGAAAACAACGAAATCGAAAAGCTGCTGTACCAAGTGGAAGTCGACGGCGAGTTCCGCGTGGCCGTGTGGACGCGCACGGAGCATTATTACCGCACGGTTGGCGACAACACGGACATGGTAAACCCCTACGGATTCGTGCCCGCCGTGCTGATGACTGACGACGATGTGAATATCTACGGCGGCGGGATGTTCGATCTTGCCGAGGCGAATCTGTACGTAAACTTCCTTGAACTACTCCAAACGTCCGATATCGCGTTCTCGGCGCTTTCCGTTTGGGTTGCAACGAACATGGGAATGAGCGAAGGCGCTATCATTTCGCCGGATCACCTGTACTCATTCGAGGACGTGGCGGGCGATCCTACGCGGGCGCTCCCGCCGAAGCTGGAGAACGTCGCAAGCGTACCGCACTCGCAGACGATCCGCGACCTCATGGAACAGGTCTACAAACGCGCAATGATCGGTGAGGGTATCAGCGCGGCGACGCTCGAAACGCAAGCGCGTGATCTATCCGGCAAGGCGCTTCGTGAGATGAAAGCCGAACTGCTGGACCGCTGGGCCGACGATGCGGACATCATGCGCGAGAAAGAGGCCGATCTGTACTACGTCACGGCAATCGTTGCGAACTACGCACGGCGCATCGGGCGCTTGCAGATGGACGCAGAACTCCCAGTAGACGCGGAGCTTTTCAATATCGACTTCGCGGACCAGTCGTTTGAAGACCTCGATGCGGACAAGCGTTACGAACTCGAAAAAAAGCAGGTACAGGACGGCATTCTCGCTCCTGCCGACTGGTTCCGAATCTACAATTCGGACGTTGACGATACGGAAGACGTGCTTGAAACGATGCGCAAGAACAGGGCCGATTTGGAAGCAATATCCCGGAGGGCAGGCAAGTCGTCATTCCTTGCCTCCCTCAACGGCCCTACAGAAACGCCAACCACTACCGGTCCCGAACCAATCGGCGTTCCGGGCGTAACCCCGCAAGTGGCCCCTGACGCGATTCAGACGGGCGGGAATGCGTAGATACTCCCCCGTGCGCGAAAGTCGCGCTACGGGCAAAACAACCATGTTGTATGAGGTGTGAGATGATCGACGAAACGAAGTGCTGCGCGAACTGCGAACATCTTGGATACGCGCTTCGTATGGGAGCCGGGCGCGGAACGTGTCCTGACGATTACGTGTACGATGGCTACGTTCTCGAAGAGCTTGTTACGCACGGGTCGCTTGGGGACGGGAGTTGCTACACCGACACACGGTTTCGTGTTGGATGCACCGGAGGAAACGGAGCGTACCAATCGTTCCAATTGATCAATAACCCGAAACAGTCCGGCACGAAGTGCGTGATATTCAAGCAGGGGCCGAACGTACTGAACCAATTCGATGAACCCGCGCCGCCATCAATACGGAAGCTCAACAAGAGTCAGCAGCGCACGTCCGCGAGGTATCTGCGAAGCATCGCCAACGGCATCGAGGCCGGTAGGGAAATACTGCACGAGGTGCGAATGGACCACGACGACGGCTCTCCGATACGCGAACTGTACATCAAGATCGAGAGGTGCGACGATGGCAGCCGATAAGGAAACCGAACGGCACGAAGTCGCATCCGCAATCCTATGCGGCGAGTACGATGCGATCATCGTTGCGCTTGTCCCGAAAGGCGAACGCGACGAAATGACGATATTCACGCAAGGCGGTACGATCATGCTGCGCGGTGCGCTTGAAATCGCCGCCGATTTCATCCTCGCGACGATGGAACAGGAGCCGGACGAATGACTTGGGACGAGGCACACGCCGCCCTCGATTTGCTCGCCGCCGAACTGTCCGACGCGGTGAACATGCAACCGCTGACGCTTACGAAAGCGGAGCGCGACGTACTGCTCACGCTGCCGGATGAAATCACCGCGAAGATTGAAGCGATACTTGCAAAGTACACGCCAAGCGGCGAGGACGTGCGTATCCCGATCGTTCAGAAGGCACTCGCGCAAATCATACTCAAAGCGCCGGGACTGCTCAAAGCGGCACGGATTGGATACGAGGTGCAGGGTGCGTAAGTTCACGCCGGACGATATGGCGCGGCATTTCATGCGACTCGCCGCAAAGGAAATCACCGCGCAGGAGATGCGCGACTTTGGGAACATCGTTGTCCTCGAACGCAAGGCGCATTTCCAACGTCACGAAGGGCCGGACGGCGAGACGTGGGCCGCACTCGCACCGTCAACGATCAAGAGCAAGGGCCGCGCAGGGCACACCACGAAGTACAAGCAGAACCGCGAAGGCAACCGTTTCGTTGCCGGTGGATCATTCCAAAAAGTGAAGATCGCCGCGAGCGGTAACCCGTCGTGGCCGCTTGTCCGCACGGGCGAAATGATGAATGCGTATATCGGCAGCGCAACGAAAAAGCGTGTCCGCGTTCAGCTCGCAAAGTCCCGTATTCAAGATGTGTCGGGCGGGAAGTCAATCGCACAGATTCACAACGAAGGACTCGGCAACAACCCAAAGCGCGTACACATCGGCATTCCGAAAGAGGCGCGGGAACGCATCAATGCCGCGTTTAAGGCGATGTGGGAGAAACGAGTCCGAGACTTCGCAAAATAGCCATGCCAATCACCCCCGACGAACTCCTGTATTCCGTCATTGACGATGCGGCTTTCGAACTCGCAACCGCCGCCAATGCGTCACAGATGCAGCTCGACGCCTTCATCGAACGCAACGCGCTTGTGGAACAGGCCGTAGGGATCGAGGAACTACTTTCGGGCCGCGTCTCTTCCGTGCCTGCAGGCATCATGGCGGCATATGAGAAACTCGTCGCTCGCATCATGGGAACGACAACCTTCCGCGCATTCGGTGATGGCAAGGCGCAAGCGTTGGCCGATGGTGGGGCGAAGGGCGAGGACGTGTACCAATGGAATCTCGGCTCTTCGAAGGGCGGGCCGTGTCCCGATTGTGTCGCCCGCGCCGGGCGCCAGGAGCCACTCGCGTACTGGGCCGCTGTTGGAATGCCGCAATCCGGGTTTTCTGTGTGCGGCGGGAAATGTCACTGTCATATCACAGAGGTAAAGAAATGAAACCGCTCGCGCTGTTCGCCATACTCGCGCTCGCGTCGTGTTCGAATCCATCCGAACCGCCCGCGAAGATCGTACCCCCGCCCGCGTACACCATCCCGATTGATTCCGCGATGTTCTCGGACACCACCGAGGCGCTTGAACCGCTCCCCGGCAAGTGGGGCGCAATCGAGAACGCGGTGCGCTTCATCATCACAGATGGCGCATTCGTAACCCGCTCGCAGTCGTGGACGGATCGCCGCGACGAAATAGTGCCCGCCGATGTATCCATCCGTTACGATGGCTCTACCGTGTGGATTCACGCCGTACAGGCCCGCCAATGGGGCGAGGGAATCACGTTTCGAGGCAATGTGTGCGCGGATTCGATATACGGCGCGTACATCGTTCTCCGATATCACCCGCTTGGATCGTGGCCCGACGAACGCTACCCGCTCATGCATCTCACGTTTCGACCCCTATAACCAACAGGAGCAATCATGCCCGAGGACAACATCCCGCACGTCATGGTAGGCGACACGAAAGTACCGCTTCGCCCGCCGACAGCTGAACCCGTCGCCACGACGCTCGCACGGCTGCTGAAACCGATTCAGGACCAACTGAAACGGATCGAGGACAAGCTGAACGCGAAGGCCGACGCACCGGCCAAACCCGCGAAGTGATTTTTTACCCCGATGCTTTGAACTTGAAATATCGGGGTTTGAACCTTTCAAATTGAAAGTACCTTGACAATCACGAATCAACTCATTACATTCGGAGCGACCAATGGCGGATGCCGTTGACCCTACCAACGATCCGGACGGATCGAAGCCCGATGCGGATGCACTCGCGGCGGAACTGACCTCCCTGAAAAAACAGTTGGCCCAACAGGCGGCTGAACTCGAAGCGGAACGCGGACGGAAGACGAAAGCAGTCGAAGACGCGAAAGCCGAACGAGAGAAGCGCAAGAAAGAGGCCGAAGAGAAAGGCGAATTCGACAAGGTGAAAGCCGAACTCGAAAAGCAAATCACCGAACTGGATGGCAAGGTGAAAGAGCTGGCCGGACTCGAAGACTACAGGGCGAAGTGGACCGAACACGAGGAAAAACGCCGTGCCGAACTCATCGCAAAACTCCCCGAAGACAAGCGCGACGCCTACAAGGCGCGTCCGCTCGACGTCCTTGAAGACGCCGTGTCACTCCTCGGGGAGTTCAAAGGCGTTGATACCGATGCGGCACGACGCGGAAACAAGCCGAACACCGAAACAGCAAAATGGCGCGAACTCACACGCGAACAGCAGGACGAATGGCGCGACGCGCACAAGACCCCTGTGGACCGCGACGCTTCCCGTGCGCTCGCTGAACGACTGAAAAACGAATCTCGCAAATAACAAGGAGGCCCACACATGGCCGCTGGAACAATCACTGACAAGACGATCCTCGCCGCGAATATCGCGGGGTACGCGGGCGTCTACTTTTCCGAGAAACCCGCGCTGATTCGTTCGGGCGCTGTTTCCGTCGATTCGGACCCCGCCTTCTCGGCGCTCCAGAACGTCGGCGGCAACACGTTCGCACGTCGGCGCAACGTCGCTTCGACGGCAGACTGGGAAGTGCCCGTCGCCGCAACGTCCCCGACGATCAACGCGCTTTCCACGGCAAGCGAAATCGGCGCAGTCGCCCGTCGCGTGCTGTTCTACGGCGAAGAGGACTTCGCGTCCATCGCTGGCGGGCAGGACGTGAACGAGATCGAGGCAATCATCGGGCAGACGCTCGCGCACCGTTCGATGGTGAACATCGAGAAGCTGCTCTTGCAGAAGGTCGCGCTTGCCGCGTTCACGCCTACCACGGGCGCACTGCAGGCGACTCACCTCGTCAACGATCCGTCGAGCGCGTTTGATTTCCTCGCGCACGTCAACGCCGCCAACATCCTCATGGGTGAGAACATCAACGTGTTCGATACCATGCTGATTCATTCCGCTGTGTACCATACCGCAAACGGTGCCGCACACCTGGACTCGTTCGCCAACTCCGTCAGCGCGGAAGCGCAGTTCGGTGAGGGGATGCAGTTCATCGGGATGTACGGCAATCTCCGCGTGTTCCTCTGTGACCGGATGTACAACGCGGGTGGCGTGTACGACACGATCCTCTGTGGCCCCGGCGCGTTCCGTCTGGACTACCAGCTCCGCGACGCAGTGGAAGTGTTTCCGCGCAGCGTGAATGCGGGCGGCACGTCCATCGTCGGCATGAAGGTTGCCGTTTCCCCCGGCATCAAGAACGTGAGCTACACCGCAACCGCTCCGACCGCGCTCGAAGGCGCAACCGATGCGAACCTCGCCGCCCCGGCGAACTACACGAAGGTGACCGGCGCAAGCGTTGCGGAAATCCCCATCGTGTGCATCAAGACTCTCGCGTGAGGTGAACACATGAAAACCTTCATTGCAATCATCATCGCAACCGTCTCCGCGTCAACCGCGTTCGCACAGCCGAGCGTCACGGGATCAAAAATCCCATTCACCGTTTCCACGACTTCCGCAACGATCTTCACGGTGCCGATGGCCGAGAAGGGCGAAGCGAAGGACTCCATCGCCCTCGTCGTGAACACGTCGGACTCGGCAATCTTCCGAATCCGCGTCACCGTTCTCTACGGCGCTTTCTCGCTCGCAACCGATACGGCTACAGTCGTTGCGTGGGATGGCGGCACTGCGAACGCTTCGCATCTGAATACCGCAGTCGGGAAGAAGTCGTTCCTGTTCCCGTGGTTCGCGATTCGCGCAGCCATCAAAGCGATCAACCCCGAGCCGTTGGCCATCAAGTTCGAGGCCGTGTTCACGAATGCCTACGGGCAGGACAACACGACCGGCTATCTTGATTGCCGAACACTCGAATGGAAGTGAGGAACTAACCGATGTTCGTATCCTTTGTTTCGGTTCCTGAACTGCTCGCGTTTTATGACGTGAGCCGTTGGGGCGACAACAACCTACTCGCAACGAAGCTCAATGCGGCTGCTGTTGAAGTGGCGGATGACCTCCGACAAGCGGGATACGATGTTGCTACGGTTTACCCGCCGAGGATGTTCGACGGTTTGGCCGAGTACCAGACCGTCACATCTTCCGGCTGCACTTCTGCTGCCATCGCGGGCGGCAATGAACGGCGCTTCGTCGTTGATTACCGCAGCGGCGGCACGTCATCGGTGTTCGGCCTCGAAGGGTCGAACGATAACGCGATTTGGCAACCCGTGCGTTCGATCGACGGTGCAGATGCATCGCTCCAATGCACGGAGAACGGGCTGTATAGCTTCATCTTCGCGCAGTCGTTTCGATACTACCGCTACACCGTCACGGTGCCGACTTCCGTGCCCGTGACGTTCTCGCCGTACATGATGGACACGGCGGCGGATTCGCTTGTCATGCATAAGGCAATCGTGCTGCTGCTTTCATCATCTGTTTCGAGCGATGCGCCCGGCGTGTTGGCGATGTACACGAACTCGCGAGACGCTTACGCTTCGATCATGCAGTGGCTGAAAATCAACACGAAAGACGATGACGGCGAAACTGTCGAAACGCGGGCGCACATCCGGCTTATGCGATGAACATTCAGCCAATCATAGACGCGCTCATCGCGGCCTTGTCGGACTATCCGGCAGGGCCGGACGGCAACGTGCCCGTATTTATCGACGGGCCGCTGGATGAATACCTTGCGTCCACGAACGCGGCTCCGCGTGTCGTTGCCATCGCAGAACGAAGCGCAGAGTACGAGAACACCGATACGCTCGCATTCCAAACCGCTCGCGTTTCGATGGAGTGCGGCCTGTACGTCAACGGCGCGAAGGCGCAAGGCGATGCGCGGACGATGCTCGCAACCGTCCCGTCGTTGCTCTCCGCTTGCACGATGTTCGAGAGCGTTGACGTGACGGGATGGGAGCGCGTTGAAACTCCCGATCTGAACACGGCGATTTACAAAGTCGCCTTTGACATACTGACAACGATCCAACTCTAGGAGGGGCCAATGGCCGAAACGCTTATCACCCTGACTCTCAATCAGGATTGGACATACGACAAGGCGTACAAGGCGGGCGAAGTGGTGAAAATCCCCGTCCGCGTGTACGAAGAAGTTTCCGAGAAAATCCCCACCCTCTTCACTGTGAAGAAAGAGGCGTAATTGGAACTCGTCGAATCTACATCAACGGCGTCTGTGGCCGCGAAGCGCGACGTGTGGGAAGGTGTTCGCCTTCTCGTAACGTGCAATTCCTACTACGGCTTCGTTGATCAAATGCACGTCGATTCGTTCTCGCAATTCATGTTCGAGATGGCCCCGCTTATCGAAGCCGGGAAAGTCGCGATCATTAACACGGGCCACTACATCGTTGACCTGCAGCGGTCAAAGATGGCGCGTCATGCCGTAGACAATGACTTCACGCACGTTTTCATGTACGACGCTGATATGACCGTCACGCGGGAACATATCGAGCGGCTCTTGTCGCACGATGTGGACGTTGTGACGGGCACGTACTTCATGCGCGGCGTCATGGTGCGCGGCGGGACGACGGCGCAGTTCCCATGTGTCGCGGCCCTTGGCGGGGTGCATATCACGCGGGCGCAAATCGCGGATGCGATGGCAACGGGCGAACTGATTCCCGTCGATTCTGTTGGCGGCGGTTCACTCCTTGTCAAGACGTCCGTGTATGAAGCTCTCGGCTATCCCGCATTCGTTGTTGAATGGCGCATGAACGGAACAGCGTGGACGGCAAACGGCGAGGACGGGTACTTCTCGAAACGGGCCATCGAACTCGGCTACAAGCTGTGGATGGACCCGCTCGTAATTCCCGAACACTTCTCCCGCGTGCGTGTTGGATTCGATCTCTCGGACCGCAACGGAATCAGCATCTATCAACCGACATACTAGGAGGGCTTTCAATGGCTCTTGGACTCACAACCGATATCGCCGCCGTCAAGAAAAACATGACGAAGGGGCGGTTCACACTCTACATCAAAGAGACTGATTCCAGGAACGCCGCTCACCACGGGCGACGGCACGCTGTGGCAGTGTCTTGGCTACACGAACGATTCGGCATGGCAACCGCAAGTGAACAACTTCACGCAGGTGGACGATACCAATGCGGACGTTGTGAACGAGGACGCGCTGAAAACGTATGAAATCACGACCACGATGCTCCAGCGCAACGCGGCCTCGCGCAACTTCACCGAGAACGCGCAGGGCAAGTTCTACCAGTGCGTTGCACAGGGTGCGGAAATCGGGACTCTCACCGAGTTCTGGGCGTTCGCAATCTGCAAGGTTGGACTCGGATTCACGTACAAGGTGAACACCGGGCAGATCGAGGGCGTGAAGATTTCCACGATCTCCAACAGTGCCGCAATCACCGTCACGCCGCCGACAACGCTTACCGCCGGGACGCTCACGATCAACGCGGGCGCAATGAAGGCATCATCCGATCTCGTACATGTATAACAGCGGGGGCCGCTCATACCGGCCCCTCGCTTCACCACTCGAAGAGGTTGCACTGTGAACGAATGTAAAATCAGATTTGAAGACGGCGACAACGAAGAGACGCGCACGTTTGAATTTCGCTTGCACACAATGGCGCGTGTCGCCGAGGTGCGCTCACTGTTCTTCGCGGACTACGAAACGGACGCGGAACGCATCGGAGGAATCGCGAAGGCGCTTCGTACTTGCGTGAAGGGCGGGCAGGATTTGGACCTTACGAACGCGGACAGCTACGAGGTGGCGAATGCCGTGCTTTTTTTCTTGCGCTGGACTCCCGATGTAAGCTGACGGAGCTTGCAACTGGAATCAGCATCGAAAGCGGCCAACCGATACGCCGCGCCCTTCTCGATCACGAACACCAAAGAGAATTTTTCGCCAACTCGGAAACATCGGACGATATGACGCCGAACGAATCAGACGATTTTTCCATGCTCTCGAACGCTGAAAACGCCGCCGAGTATTTGGCATTTCGGAGCATGACGCGGGAACAGTTCTACCGCTTCATTCTGATTCGTTACAACCGCAAGCCGTTGGAGGATACGAATGGCGACTAGCACCACCGAACTCGAACTCCTCGTAACCGCCAACGCAGACCAGTTCCGCAAGGAACTCGCGGGCGTACAGGGCCAACTCGATAAGCTCACGAACACCGGCAACAAGGCGACAAGCGGAATCGGCGCGGGCTTCAAGTCGGCGCTTCCCGATATATCGAAATTTGCCGTCGGCATGGCGGCGGCTTCACTCGCAGCGGATCAAGTAGCGGAATCAATCGGGCGCATCCAAGCGAAGGAAACCGCGCTCGCAGAGTTCTCATCGCTCACGGGCGTGTCCGGCGAAAAGCTGAAAGAGTTCGGCAACATCGCGGAAGAGATGGCCGTGAAGTTCGGCACGACCGCCGTTGACAATATCGAATCATTCAAGGGCGTACTCTCCCGACTTGGCCCGGACTTCGCAAAGTCAAGCGAAGCCGTCAAGCTGATGGGCGAGAATATCAACATCCTCGCGAAAGCATCGGGCCTCGATGCAACGGCGGCGATGGACGCGCTCACGACGGCAATGCTGCAATTCGGTGTGGACCTTTCGGACCCGAACGCGGCGGCGGCTGAATCGACGCGGATGATGAATGCGATGGCGGCCGGCGCGAAGGAAGGCGCGGCTGAAATTCCGCAAATCGCAGAGGCGTTGAAACAGACGGGCGTCACGGCGAAGAACCTGAACCAATCGTTTGAATCCGTCAACGCGGCCCTGCAAATACTTGCGGCGGGCGGGAAGACCGGATCGGAAGCGGGCGTGGCACTTCGTAACGTGATGAGCCTGCTTGTCAAGCCATCGAAGGAAGCGGGTGATTCGCTTGAACGCATCGGGCTTTCGTCTTCCGAACTCGGGCGCACACTGTCAACGCAAGGCCTCAACGCGGCGATGGCGCGTCTTGGCGAAGGGCTGAAAACTGTCGGCACGGATGCGGACCGTTCGGCCATCCTGTTCAAATTGTTCGGGCAGGAAAACGCTGCGGCGGCTCAAATACTTCTCAATGGATCGAGGGCCGTCAACGGTCACGCCTCTGCACTCGCAGAGATGGAGCGCCGACTCACCGGCACGACCGTCGCGCAAGAGCAATCGAAGATCGTGATGGAGACAAGCGCCGAACGCTTGAAGCGGCTCAAAGCGCAGTGGGATTCCTTGCTTGACGGCTCAATCGAGGCGGGCCTGTCCTCGATCTTTACCCCCTTCAATGCGTTGTCGGACTTGCTTGACGGCAAGTTCTACAAGTCGGCGCTGAAAGCGACAAAGGCGCTGCTGGACATTGGCAAGTACAGTACGCTCGGCGTTGTGGATCTCGCGGAATCGTTCGGGATCAATCAGAAGCTTGCCGAAATGGACGCGATGGAAGCGAAGAATGCCGCCATCGGGAAAAAGCGTCTGGAAATCACGCAGCAGAACCGCCTTGCGACAATCGGCATGGGAAATGCCGCGTTCGCCGCTGCGAAGAAAGAACAGGACGCACTCGCGCAGCTCGCGAAGGTGCAGGAAACAATGTCCGCGCCTGTCGAGGAAAAGAAAAAGAAGGGCAAAAAAGAGAAAGCGGATACGACTATCCGCGATAGGTTCGCAACGGAACAGCTCATCGTTCAGGCCGCTCTCGATTGGGAGAAACAGGCCGCCGAACAACGTGCGCTGATTTGGAAAAACAGCGGTAAGGATATCGGTGACGCAATAAAGGCGAACGCCAATATTTGGTTCCTCGCCCGCAAGCCAATTGAACTCTGGGCCGAGGCGAACAAGACCGCCGCGGCGGCGGCTGGACAAACGGAAGACAAGACACTACGCGCAACGGCGACGATGAAGGCGATGGCAAGCGCAACGCAAACTCTTGGCGAGGCGCTTGGCGGTGCGGCGAAAGACGGCGCAGAGTCGATGAAGGCCGCGCTTAAAGCGATGCTCATTGAAATCCTGAACTACGCCGAAAAGAAGTTGATTCTGGGCGAGGCAGTTTCATTCATCGAAGCACTCATAAACCCAACCTCGCTCATCAAGAATATCCCGCTTCTCGTTGCGGCTGAATTGGCGATTGTCGCAGCGCGTACCGCCGTGAACTCGTATGCCGTTGGCGTTCCGAATGTGCCGAGCGATCAACTCGCGCAAATCCACAAAGGCGAAATGATCATACCGCAGACGTTCGCAGAGTCGGTAAGACGGGGCGAGATTGCAATTAGCGGTTCAGGATCAAACGGCGGTCCATCGAAGCGCGTCATGCCGCAGCGCGAGGACCGTATCGCGGTGAATCAGAACGTCGGCGCATCGGCATTTGAATCCATCACAACGCGCAACACTTGGCGGCGCGGAGCGAGGACGTTTTGAGCTGTTACCAATTCGACACGGGCGCTATCCCGACGTGCGGCAAGACGGCTGGCGCGTACTATCGCATCGAAATCACGACGCAAGGCATCGCGGCGGCTGATTGGGTTGGCGGTTTGTCGGCTCCCGATTGGAGTTCACCGATTGTACGGCGCTCACCGTTCACATTCAGCGACATCACAATCGAAGGCCCGCCCGACGCTGGGCAGATGTCCCTCGGTGACGTGAATTTCGAGGCGCACAACAGGCCGCTCGAAGACGGCGCGGGTGCAATCACGACAGACACCATCCGCTCAATTCTCGCGCTTGATACAATCGACAAGAACGCGACGGCAATCCATATCCGCATTGGATACAAGGCGACAAGCGGCGGTACGTTCGTGTGGAAGTTTTGGGGCGTCCTGCAGTGGGACTCGCTCGAATGTATGTACGTCGCGCTTGACGATCCGACAACGTGGATATACAAGTTCTCGGCGGCCGATTCCATCATCCAACTCGATACGCGGGATTTCTACTCGTTCGCGAGTGACTTGTTCCTCGGTACGTCGTATCACTACAACACCGCCGCGCTCTACGTCGATTTCATCGGCACGGCCACGGGTTACAAGGCGGCGGGCCGTCATGCTGTTGGCAAGCTGATCTACTCCGAATCCAACGCATCGGGCGGCACAACGGCAAGCGGCTACAACGTGGATGAGGCGCGGTATGTGAACATCGCGGAAATGATTCAAGCGTTTTCGGACTATCTCGGACTCGGCACAAGCGCCTACGGGTTCTCCACGCTCTCACATTGGAAGTACGGCATCAACACCGCGACTGGCGGGACGACCATGACGTGGGTTGACGCCAACCAACTGTACATCCATGCGGGAATTTTCAACACGATCTACAAGAACGAAGGCACGTTCTTCGACTACACCACCGATTGCGCTCATTCATTTTTCCGCATGGCGTCATCGCTCGACGTGCTGAAAAAGGTCTGCCAATCACTCGGATACGTTGCGCGTGTGACGATTGACGGAAGCGGGAACCGGCAGCTTACCGTAGTGCCCGCAACATCCGCATCGGACTCGCTCACCGTGTCACAAGCAAACGTCGCGGGACCGGTGACGCTGAAGCCCTATGCACGCTCCCTCGCGGGCGCACAGGCGACAGTTCCAAGCGGTACGAATGTTGTGCGCGGATCGGCTGGGAACAAGACCGTCAACATCGACTGCATCTTTTCATCGTGCAACAACGTCCGCACGTCGCTTCCGTTCCTCGAAACCTCGCGCATGGACTTGGGGCCGGATCGCGTCACGGCCCTCTACGTTTCAACCGATACGCCAACGGGCACGCGCACCACTACGCCGGGATCGTGTCTCACCGTCGCAACGATGTACTCGGTATGCGCCATTGCCCTGTATGATGGCAGTTCCCCCGTGCCGTCAGCTGCGAAAATCGACCCGTGGGGAAAGTACCAAAGCTCTGCGCCGTTCGCGCTCAATACCGTCATGTATCCTAGCGACGATGCACCCTACAACTGTTGGGTGGAAGTGCCTGGTATGGCGCTCGCGCATTCGCTGTACTCGGACCGGGTCGGCGCGGCTGATATTTCGATCTATCGCGACAAGGGGCAGGAACTGCAGATCGGTGTCAAGGGCATCACGGCGGCGATCTACTACCCCGGTGATATTTTGAATGTGACAATAGGCGGTGTTGCCGCTGACTGGTACGTGAAATCGTATCGCGAAGTTCAGAAGAGTGACAAGATGGAATTTATAGCGGAGCGGTTCGTATGAGAAATATCACATTCGGCTATTCCGTTGACGGCGGCTCTTCGTTCGTTACGCCAATCACGGTGAAGTGCAACGTGGTACACGTCTACCTATTGCCAGAAGAGCTTCCGTCGGCGGGACCGGAGCCGGGCGGCGCATTCCGCGACTGCAAGAACTACACGCAACGGCTCCACGTTGCCATCGAAGTTTCAAGCGTTGACTTGAATCCGAAAGAGAACGCCAACGGCGCTACCAATTTCACGTATCTCCAGAAATGGCAGTGCGCCCCCGTGCGGCGAATCTACAACGCGGACGTTTCAGCCGATCCCGGCATTGACGGATGGACGGAATTCGACACGTCAACTAATACCGTGTACCTGAATATCGACCAACCGAACGCGCCGACATTCGAGGATATGCGCGTCAAGGCGACAGGCGGGCGACAGGTTCGGAGTATGACATTCCAGTGCTACACTCGCGATGCGGTTGCGCTGTGAGAGTAACCTACGCAGATCAGGGCATGGTGCCACAAACGCGCATGGAAGCGCGGAAGAAAGCCAACGGCACGGGCGGGGCGCACTCGGGCGCAGTTGTCACGACCCGCGCCGTGCAATCGTGGTACGTCCCTGTCGCTTCGCTCACGTCAAGCGGGGGCCGGTACTATTACGACGCACCGCATGGGCTTGGTACTCTCGCGTACATCGTGAACATCTACGATACGAATGGCGTTGATCTGTTCCCATCGGAACAGAATCGCGGGCTACTCGTTCACCGCGTCTGGCTGGACTACAACACCAGCGCGTTCACCATCGTGATCTACTGACCGCAATAGAGGCCCTATAAACGATGATCGCCAAAACCCATACATACACTCACCCGCGAAGCGTTCGCCTCGCCACGGTCAAAACAACCGTGTTGTCTGCCATCCTGTTCGTGCTGCTCGCGTCCACGGCGGTTTCGCAGCGCGTGACGATCCAAGGCGGTGACGGACTGCTCACGCGGCGGGACTCCGTTCTGCAATTCCGGCTCGATCCCGTGGCGTACAAGCGCATCGGGGATTCGCTCGGGTTCGCGGGCAAGGATACGATTACATTCGTTGCGCGTACATCGTTCACGGATGCGGACACGGCGTCAAAGCTGTACTTCTGCCTGCTCTCGAATCGCAGCACCGCCGCATACCGCTTCCTCTCCATCGCTCACGCAATGGGAGACTGGAAAGTGATATCAATTGCCGTCACGCATGAGATGGATTCCACGGGCTACTACGGCGAACGCGACACGGTAGACACGCACACGGCCAACACGCTTGTCATCCCAAGGTACTCGCACATATTCATTTGCTACACGCCCGCTTCATCCTACGGCACGTCGGACCCCGCGTCCAATTTCGGGCATCAGGAGGTTTCGGTATTCTACATCGAACCCTACACGGGCGCAACCATGACGCGGGCTTTCCGTGGGGTGCAAGTTCCACAGATTCCGAAATCCCCGTGGAAGAATTGGGTTGGCGTGAAATCGGATCACTTCGTCACCGTAACGATCAAATTGGCGCAGCAATGAAATACATCCTCGCATTCATCGCCACTTCGTTTGTTGCCGTCGCGCAACCGGCGTCTGTCATTACCCCGCTCATGGTGCAGCGGGATTCCATCGGGCAGTACCATTGCATCACTTTCACATGGGACGATCTCCGCGCACCCGCGCAAGCGATCAATCCGGCGGGTGGCAGCGTTGCGCCGGACGATACGTACCCGGCAGATGCCGCCCTTCTCGGAGTCGATATCCACTACCAACGCTGCGGCTCGTTCTCATCGGCAACGCCCGGCAGCGGCGGGCAATAACCTCTACCAACAGGACCGCGCCATGGCAACCGATCATCAACTCTCTCATCGCTCATATTGGAGCGGCGTAGTCGTTATTATTATCACGGTCCTCTCGGGGCTGTTGTCGTCGGCCTATATCGTCGGGGTTACCATGAACAAAGTGGAGACGGCTGTCGTGCGCGTTGACAAGGTAGAAAAGCGTATGGATGTTGTCGAAACCGAAAACAGGCAATCAGCGAACACGCTGGACATCATCGCAATCAATCTCAAGTTCATGATGGAACATCAGGGACTTAAATATCAGGACGGTTCACGATGAAAAAGTACGCATACTACATCCTCCCCGCCGCTATTGTCGTGCTGCTCATGCTCCTGACGTTCACGGCTGCGAGGGCGCAAGATACTTGCCACGTAACGGCGGGGCCGATCTACCAAGTGGATGGCAAGACACCGGCGAACGGCGCGAAGATCACGATTGTCAGCGCGGACAAGCAGGGTTTCCTCATTCTCGAAAGCGCGAGGACGTACAAGACCTCGCCGCAAGGCATCGTGACGTTCAGCGTCCCGCGCACCCGTTCGGGCGATACATCGTTCGTTGTCGTGTCCGGCGATTTCAAAGGCGGCAAAATCCCGCGTCTGTGCGTTGTCCCGAATGCCGCAACCGCAACGCTCGAGACGCTTGTCGATGCGACGGGGAGTTACGCGACGTGCGCCGTTCTTGTTCCGGGTGGCGGCTCTACCGATACAACGTACATATATCAGGCAATCGCAGCGGCGCAACTTGCGGCAATCGCAAACCACGGTGATTCGATCCACGTTGCGGATTCGCTTGCGCGGATCGGCGCGGCTAAAACGGATTTCTACAACGCAATGGGAAATGCGGCCCTGCTCTCGATGACCAGTTACGGCATGGTGCGAAACATCAAAGCGGGTACGGGCATTGCGGTGGACACGCTGCAAGATGATAACGTCGCCATTTCGTCCACCATCACGCAAGGCGTTACGGCGGCGCAACTCACCGACACGCTCGATGCGAACGCACGGCTATACGTCGCACGGCGGGATAGCGGCGAAGCGGTGAAGGGCTACGCGACACCGACGCAACTAAAGCTTGTGCGCGATCTTGCGGCGGCGTCTTCCGATAGCGCGGGGCTTGCGGCGGCGGCGCTCCCGAAAATCGCCCTCGATGATTCCACGGCGAAGTTCTTCCGCGCCGATTCCGTCACGGCCTCCGATCTGAACTGGGGCGGGACGTGGCAGACGATGCGCGTGTATAAGACAATCACGGGGGCCAACACGTTCACGTTCAGTAATCTCCCCGCATCGGGATACTCGAAAACGCTCATCGTGACGATCTATTCAGGCGCTGGCGGGGGCACGGTTGCGTGGCCCGCAAATGTCAGGTGGAGTGGCGGGACGGCTCCGACCATCACCGCGACGGCGGGGAAATTCGATGTTATCACGCTTGTATGGCAGGGAGAGCGGGGAATCGTTGCGGGGACGTTCGTTCAGAACTTCGCGGAATGACGATGAAAACGCTCATCCTGTTTCTCGCGCTCACCGGCGCGGCGTACTCGCAAGGATTCATTGCGCCGTTCTCGCAGATGCGAAGCGGGGCGACTGCACCGCCAACACCGCGCCCACCAGACCCGACGATTCCTGCGCCACGAATCGACACGACGGGGATCGTCGCATGGTATCCGCTCAACACGAATAGCAATGATACATCGTGGCGGGCGAATAACATGGCGTCAACGATTGGCGCGGATTGGTCCTACGCGACACAGGTAAGCAACGGCGGCGGCTGGTTTATGCACGTGAATAACCCGAACGGGGCATCGTTCGCATCCATCGCAGACAATCCGTCTCTGTCGTTCGCCGGATCATCGTGGACCGTAATATCGTGGTGCAGATTTGCCGATGCGAGCGGGTATAAAACAACGGTGAACAAGTGGACGGGCGGCACAACGAAATCGTTCTGGATGGGAACTACATCATCCGGCAAGTGGGGTATTCTCACATCATCGACGGGCAGTAACACGGCGGAGTTCACATCCGATACGTCTGTTTTTACGAACCGATGGACACTGCTTGTAGCAACGTATGATGCGGCGGCAGATTCCATCGGCATTTCCGTAAGCGGCGGGCCTCTGAAAAAGTACGCGGGCGGTGCGTGTTTCGATGACGATGCGCCCCTCAAGATAGGCGGGTTTGGCGGAGGGAGTGCCAGTATTGACGAAGTGATTTTACTCAAGCGCCGGATGATGGATGCCGAAATCGTGAAGTTGTGGGACGCCTCGCGCACTCCCTACTATCCCGGCTATCCGCAAATGCCGAGGCCGAATTATCTCGTATCGCAATTTGCGGTATTCGACTCCCTTGGCACGGATTCAACGCTCATCGGGCCGGGCCAATATATCAGCTATGACGCTTACGGAATTCCCGTCCAGATCGGCCAACGGTCGTATTATTACGCGAAGCGCGGGCAAACTCACGCGGGCGACACGACGGGCCGTATAAATGCATGGATGTCTACGGACGGCTGGGCAACGTCCACGATGACAACGATTGCCGACACGATTGGCGGCGATGATCGCAACGTCGCGGGCGGGTACGATTCAACGAGCGGGCGCGTTGTGTTGTTCTGGGATGATGCGACGAGCGACGTTTGTAAATACGCCATCAGTACCGATAGCGGAATCACTTTCAAAGCGCAGCGGGCGATTGAGGCGCGTCGGGCGGGCGCGATAGTCGCATACGGCGGGATGCTCCGAGTCGCGGACACGCTGTACCAATCATTTTTCTACGACGCAGCGCCGTACACCGCATTTCTCGAAATCAGCACAGACAACGGATCGTCGTGGCACTGGAAATCCAACATTGACTCATCGTTTGATTTGACAAGGCCCATATCGGAATCGTCGTTGCTCTACGCCGGGAATGGAACGCTCCTATGCGTGGCCCGAAATGGAACATTCGTCGGGCAAACATCGCCCGCGAATATGACGCAGTACATCAGCACCGATATGGGTACGTCGTGGGCGTGGCTTGGATATGTGAATACGAAAGATGCGCCTACCAGCGCAATTGAGGACGTTTCGCCGTGGCTCATGGCCGCCGGAGACACTACGTATCTGATCTGGAATTACAGGACCGGAATAAACCCGGCTACACCGCCATCGGAAATGCGGGTGCAGTCCGCGTACACGGGGCTGATCGGGCCTCGCCGTCTCGCATGGTCGCCCACGCTCACCGTCTATAATTCCAAGGTGGGCAATAACGGATCGGACATTGGGCAGCCCGGCCTCTACTTCGACCAGAACAGGCGGCTCCGTGCAACGTGGTACGATGGCAAGAGCGCGGCGCTTGAACCGATTTCCGTTCACCCGAATATCTACATAACGCGATGAAAGGCATCCCCGAAAAACTCATGTACGCATTCGGTGCAATCGTTCTCGCGCTTACGGCGTATGCAATCATTTGCATGGCGTTCTAGTGCCGTTGACAATTAAGAGCAATTCGTCTAATTTGGCGGACATCGACACGTAATAGCTCGTTATTCGTCACAACGGACGGAATGCAGATGGCACAACGAAAAGGACAACGCGCGGAACTTCCGCTATTCGGGCCTGAACGCGAGCGCATATTGCGCGAGGCCGTAGAGATGCAAGCGGTGACGGGTAATCAATGCGAGGCGGCAAGGCGTCTCGGTATCCCGCGCCCGACACTTCAACAGCGGCTACGCTCGGCGCAACGCGAGGGCATATTCCCCGCCGCATTCACCCCGCCCGCCGAAGATTGGGAAATCCCGAACGCGCTCAATGACGATCCGGGTGAGCTGCGAATTACCGACGCGCTGAAGATCCTGTATCTATCCGACGTTCACCTACCGTACCATGACAAGGCGGCTCTAGAATGCGCGATACGTGACGGGCAGGCGTTCGGGGCCAATGCCGTTTTACTCAATGGCGACATTATGGACTGCGCGGCGTTCTCGCATCATGCCCGCACGGTGCGCGAGCGCATGGGATGGCAAGCGGACAAGCGAATCGGGCAAGCGTTTTTCGATGCGCTTCGCAAGGCGTTTCCATCGGCGCGGATTTTCTACCGTCCGGCGAATCACGAACGGCGCATTCCGATGTGGGTTGCCGCCAATGCGCCCGAACTGCACGGCGATCCGAATATCGAACTCCCGTCCATGCTGAATCTTGCGGGCTACGGGGTGCAGTGGATCGAGGACGGCTCGCGTTTGTCGTTCGGGATGCTCCACGTTCGGCACGGCGATGAATGGCGCATCGGCGCGGGCGTTGTCAACCCCGCGAAAATCGCCCTTGAACGTGCGCGGCAATCGGTAATCATCGGGCACTTCCATCGGAAATCAGACTACGCGGTGCGCTCAATCGACGGAAGTATCACGGCGGCATGGTCGGCGGGTTGCCTCTGTACGCTTCGCCCGAAATGGCTCCCTGAAAATCAGTGGGTACACGGGCACGGTTTAATCGAGACGCACGTCAATGGAGAGTTTGACGTTCGGATGCGTACCATTATCCACGGGCGGGCCTGTTGAAATGTGCGACGATGCGCCGGAACAGGAAATGGAATGGGCTTATTACGAGGAGTACGTTCCCAAACCCCGGCCCCGTCACCGCATCAATTACGAAGCGGAGAAAGCGGAACTCTGGGAACGATTCGATGAGCGACGGCACAAACCGAAACCGAAACGCCGCGTCCCACCGCCGCAATTTTAGCGAACGGGCGAAAAGTAAATCAGGGCGCACCCTTATTTTAAGTTCAAAACATAAGGTGATAACATGAAAACACTACTCGCGATTCTCTGCGCGGCGGCATTGTGCGGCTGTTGCTCGAAGCGGCACGACATTGTGACGCGAAGCGAGTACACCGGGGCGCTCATGGACTATTGCCGCGCCGTGGATTCGGTGAACCACTACAGGCGCATCGCCGCGCAACAGCAACACGTTATCGACTCACTCACTCTGAACAGGTGACGCCATGAAATACCAACCAACTCCATCCGATCTGCAACGTGACGCGGCATGGGCCAGCGCAATCGCGACAATCAAGGAATGGCCGAAAGCAACGTCCCTCGATGAGGCCGTGGGACGATACCGCGATGCGAGTACTCTGCTTTCGAAGGTTCTCGTTGGCGTGGAAGAAATAGGTAAAACGAATGACGGATATTGGGTGCAGAAAATCCAATCGGAAACGCGGGCATGGCGTCAATCGTGGTGCATGTCGGCGGCGCAATACGTGAGCGAACACGCTTGCACGGCCCTCGGACTCCCCGATATTTTCCCGTACGATACGGCGGGAACGCAACTCGCGGCGGCATGGGCCGAAGCGCGGGCCTGTACCTGCCCGATCCAGTACGCGGGCGTGGCCGATTGGTTCATCTGGCGCAGCATCGCAGATCCCGCGCACGGGCACGTTGGACCGAAACGCGCACCAACGCCGGAGGACGGCGCACTCCTGACTTTCGAGGGCAACACTTCCAACTCGGACCCGAACAACGGCGGCGCTTTCGAGATGAAACGGTACTCCAACGGCACGGGCGCGATTCCGAAGTACAGGACGCTCCGATGCGTGATTGATATGCACAAATGCGCGGTCCTTGCCTGGAAAGATGTGAAGTGGTGAACCGTTAAGCGTCCCTTAATAGTTGAGAGAGGCCCGAGAGATCGGGCCTTTGTCGTTTCGGTGAAAATTTATTTTCGCAGGGTATTGCTTTTCGGGAATCGCTAATGTATATTTGTCCATCACGCAAC